GGCTTGACTTTTCCTAAATTATTTGATAGTATTATAGTTCTTCGCTCCGGTTACTATGCAAAAGAGCTTCAAAAGAAATACAATTTATTTAAATATGATATACCACAAAAACAATCAATTGAACTTGGTGAGAAAAGCGGAGAAGATTATATACATAAAAAGAAACCAAAAACTATATTAGATTTTTTATCATGAGTAAAACAAAACAAGAAGAACCAAATCTAGCTTTATCAAGTTTTTTAAAACAAAACGAAGAGCATCACTATAATTTTGAAGAAGAGATTGACTATAAGGTTTCGTGCGGAAGTTTAAAGGTTGACTTTGAACTTGACGGAGGTTTGGGTCCGGGGTTGCATAGATTTACAGGTATCAATGAAGGCGGAAAAAGCTCGGAAGCCCTTGAAGTCATGAAAAACTTTTTGAAAATGCCTAACGCTAAAGGTGTTTATATCAAGGCTGAAGGCAGACTCTCCAAAGAGATGAAGAAGAGGTGCGGTATTGACTTCACAGATAAAGAAGAAGAGTGGAAGCAAGGTAAGTGCTTCATATTTGACTGCAATATCTACGAAACAGTTTTGGATTTAATGAGGGTGCTTGTAGCTAAAAACACAGAGCAGACCAAGTATTGCTTTGTATTAGACTCTCTTGATGGATTAATCATGAAAGACGACTTAAACAAAGGCTTCGAAGATTCCCATAAGGTTGCAGGCGGGGCTTTACTTGGCGCAAAGTTTATGCAAAAAATGAGTATAGCTTTAGCTAAAAGAGGCCACATGGCTATATTTATATCTCAAGTTCGTGCTGACATAAAATTAGATCCTTACAGTAAGGCTCCAATTAGGCAGACAACAGCGACAGGAGGCAATGCATTGCTTCACTTTGCTAATTATATACTAGAGTTTGAACCTAGATTCAAAAAAGACATGATACTAGAAAACCCAACTCAACCAGTGGATCAACAAAAAAATAAAATACTAGGTCATGTAGCTAAGATTACTGTTAAAAAATCCCCCAATGAAAAAACTAATTATACATTAGAGTATCCCATTAAGTATGGAAGAACTAATGGTACTTCTATATGGATAGAAAAAGAAGTTATCGACATGCTTTATCTCTGGGGTTATCTAAATAAGAAAGGAGCTTGGATATCTTCCGAATCTGATTTTCTTGACATTATGAAGTCAAATGATTTTGATTTTCCAGAAAAGATACAGGGGGAGCCAAAGCTCAACGCTTTTCTAGAAGAAAACCCTAAACTAACCTCTTTCTTGATCGATCATTTTAAAGATTTAATCCAAAAAAATAGCAACTAAATGGTATTTAAAACATTAGTAGGAAGTTCTAAAAGAGTTAAAACGCCCAAGAAATATTTAATTAAATGGACGGGTCAAAGTAGAAGCAAACTACAGTTTTCGGTCAAAGAGTTTATGCAGCAATACTGGGATACAGATATAGTGTTTGAAGAGTTCCCTATTGCTGGCACTAGAATGAGTTTTGATTTTTACAATTCAAACAAAAACATAGCTATTGAAGTTCAAGGCGGTCAACATCTAAAATATACTCCTTTCTTTCATGGTAAATCAAAATCTACATTCTTGCATCAAATCAGAAGAGACAATGACAAGCAAAAATTTTGCGAGCTTAACGGCATTAAGTTGGTAGAAATTTACCCTGACGACAATTTATCCGTAGATTTATTTAAATCTTTCGGAGTTATCCTATAACATACGTGTAATATAAAACAGTGAGCAATAATATTGATCCAGAAAATCTAAACGTCTTCTCTATTCCCGAGAGCATGCTTGAAAAACTTTTTGAGTTTACAGGTGATGCTGACCACAGCAAGGGCTTCATACTAGCCTATGTCGATCAAGATGGTAAACCTATGGTTTACACTAGAAGTCAAAACCAAATCATTGAAATGGGCTTAAGAAAAGCCTTAGAGAAGTACTTGATCAGCTTGGAAGAGGCTGAAAGCATGTATGGCGCCGACAATGATCCTGAAAACGGGCTTGACTAGTTTTTATTTTTCTGATATTATAAGCTAATGATATATTCTGCTGAAGTAGAGAAGCAGCTTCTTGCTGGTCTCCTTAATCATCCTGATAAATACGTTGAAATTTCAGGTTTTATAAACTCTAAAGATTTCTTTTTTGAGCCTAATCAAATTATCTATAGTTTCTTAAAGTCAGACTACGAAGATGGAAACGAAATCGATGAAATTATACTATCTGAAAGGATAAAGCTCTCAGGTATTTCTTTTGAAGACAATATTGATGTACCAGATTATGTCAAAGCTTTAAAACTTAAAAAGTCATCCAAAAATTCTGTAAAAGAATCAGCAAAAGAGCTTAAAAAACTTTCGGTCAGAAGAGATATATCAAAAAGCGCTGGCAGTATATCGAAATTAATGAAAAACATAGATGCTTCTAAGAGCTTAAGTGAAATCATTAATGAAGCAGATAAAGTATATTCAGCAAACATTAATCTCTATGAAAACGGAGACCATTTACCTTCTGATATTTTTGAGGAAATGGAAGAGGCTGTAGAGCTCAGAGGAAATAATCCGCAGACTAATTTTGGACCTGTAGGTCCACACTCTAGGCTTCATAATTTATTTGGATCACTATTAAGACCCGGAAATATTACAACGATTGTAGCTCGCACAGGTGTTGGCAAAACTCAGTTTGTAATGGATTTCTGCACTAAAGTATCAAGAGAAGATGGTATACCTATATTACATCTAGATAACGGTGAAATGAGCAAAGAAGAGCTAATGATGAGACAGTGCGCTTCCTTATCTAAAGTGCCAATGAATTTACTAGAAACAGGCCAGTGGAGAAATGCTGGAGCTGAAGTAGTTGAGAAGGTTAGATCTGTCTGGCCTATAGTCAAGAACTATAAGTTTTACTATCAAAATGTGGGAGGCATGCCGATTGACTCAATCGTTCAACTAGTAAAGCAATTCTATTATGGCAAAATAAAACGCGGAAATCCAATGATACTTAGTTATGACTACATAAAAACTACTTCGGAAAGTCTTGGGAACAAAACTGAATGGCAGGTTGTTGGTGAAATGGTGGATAAGCTTAAAAAACTAATACAGAGAGATATACTGCATAACAATAAACCTGTAATATCTCTAATGACTAGTGTTCAGAGCAACAGGTCAGGGATAACAAATAATAGAAATTCAGACAACATTGTTGAAGACGAAAGTATAGTTTCATTATCTGACAGAATAACCCAATTTAGCTCTCATTTATTTTCTTTGCGCCAAAAAACAATGGACGAATTGGCGGAAGAGAATAATTTATTTGGAACTCATAGATTGACTTGTTTCAAGTACAGGCACCTAGGAGAAGACGTGCATAGAGCTATTAATCCCGTAAGGATGCCCAATGGAACCGACTTAAGGAGGAACTTTATTAATCTAAATTTTGAAAACTTTGACATTACAGAGATCGGAGACCTTCAAGATATGGTTGACGCTCAAGTTGATGTCAGCTTGCAAGAAGATAATAACTTTGGGAATGATTTGGGTATATGACAGCAGAAAAAATTAAAAATATCTTATCTGAATTGGGTTATAAGTTATCTGACTTCGGTAATCACTGGAGAACAAATGCCTTATATAGGGGAGGCAAAAACCCCACCGCTTTACAGATATATAAAGACTCAGGTGTATGGGTAGACTTTGTCAAAAATTCAGCTCACTTACCTTTTGAGTCATTAATCGAAGCGACCTTACAAACTAACGATTCGGATATTATAAAAAAACTAACAGGTGGCTATGATTTTAGCATAGAAAGATCTGACGAAATAGAGAAACCAAAATTAGATATGGAAAAAACTTACCCAGAATCAGTGCTATCTAGACTGCTTCCTCATTATAAATTCTATAACGATAAAGGTATAGACAGCTCCGTGTTAGAGTTTTTAAAGTCAGGTTTAGCGACAGAAGGCGCAATGTACCAACGATTTGTTTTCCCTATTTACAATTCTTCAGGTGAAATACACGGATTTAGTGGCAGAAATATGTCAAGACAATCAGTTGACCGCCCAAAGTGGAAGCATATTGGAAAGAAATCCACATGGATATACCCCTACTATGTTGGCGGAGAGGACAATGGTGT